AAGCCTCCCAGTTTTGGTCCCAAATATATTATATAAACAATATTGATTTCTTTCATTAGCTAAATTAGCTAATATATTATCTTTAGTATTACTATTAATTAATCTAGCTAGCTTATTATTAATATAAACCGGTTTTGATCCAATGTCAAGTAAAACTTTTGTCAAATCTTGTAAAAAGCAGTAGTTGTTTGGGGTCTGATATGTGTCTAGTGCATGCTTTGTAATACTATTTTTTACTTCGCAATATTCTTTCAAAAACCTATGTGGAAGCATTTGGTAAATGCAAACATCATCCATGTCGACCTTCGAGGTGACCAAAGATTTGATAAATGCTTTTTTTCTATTTCTTAGGTGTCGCCATTGCCCTACAAGATGATCAGGGCAAACCTCGTCAATTGATAGGCCACCGCAGTATAAACTTGCATAGTTTACGTCATAATCCTGAAAATGAACTGAAGGTTCCCAAGTATCAGTCATAAGAGATGGATCAAATCTCTCATATATTTTTCCATTGCAATAAATGGATCTACACCACTTTTTATAATCTAAAGATTGAAACAACATATTGTCCTCCTATATGGTAAATTTAATCACCACTAGAGGGGTCGTCAACCCTTTATTCCAAGTCTTTCTTTTATTTTAGGTAAAGATGCGGCCTCGTTGTGGTTTGAAGTAAATTCATATTCAATATATTTCAACGCCTCTCCCGTCCCAAATATCTCAAGCAAATCTCTTGCTCTTTTTTTAAGATATTCTTTTTTTGCCTCTCCCAAAATATCTCTATCTTCTGTATTCCTAATTTCAACATATTGATTAAGAAAAAAGGCCTCCCCTTGTTCACTTAGTATAAGTTCCAGAGGTGCTGTGGTTCTAACGGTATTGGATGGAATTATGTTCTCGCTTTTACAAATAGCATACCCAGAAATCGGTGGTCGAGATTGTATATACCTATTATAAAACCCAACCATATCTCTTTTGAGCAGTAAGTAAGCGCTATCTTCAGCGGGCTTGTAGTATTTCAAAACCACATCGTCTACATTATAGACATCCTTTTTAAACATATATTCCTGCATAAATGGAGAATTCAAATCTGCAACAAGTCTTGTGGGCACATGTTTGTCTACCGAAAATCCGTGAGACCCAGCAAGTTGAAGGTAATAATTAAAACTTGGGCTATTAATATGTCGCATTTTTAAGACATCATTCCCCGTCTCGTCTTCCGTTAAATCCACAATGAGCCCGCTCACCAGCGGCGTGATAAATCTAGACTTTAAAAATGCAACCTGCGTATAGCAGAATCCTAATCGCGTTATAAGTTTTATATATTCAATAAAATGAGGAAAATATGTCTCAAAATCAACCACTTCTTTATCAAGATTATATTTTGAGATATACTCTACAAAACCTTCATATAAGGCCTCGGTATATTCTCTGTATGCGCGGTCTAAAGAGACATACGCTTTTTTTGGCATTAATTTTGCTAAAAATGGATCGTTGGGAGAAAGTTTACCTGCTGTAATGTCTTTTTTGATTTTTCGTTGCATATCGTTAAATGCTTCAGCAACGAAATCAACCAAATGAAGGCTTTTCCCTTCCTCAGAGTAAATTCTCTTCATATTTTCTGACATTAATTTTATCGGCAAATTATTTTTTCTATCGACCCTTCCATAGAACATTTTTTTTCCGAAGAGAAAACTTTTCACCATACCAGGACCGAGCCCTCCGTTTTCTGGAAAGGCAAGGCGGTTGTATAGAACTCTTTTAATATAGAGTTCTCTGGATTTCATGGAATTTTTCCCATTCAATGTTCTTGTTATCGGTTTTATTGCCATATTTTATATATCCTGTAATTATGAACCAAAAGACTTAATATACTTATCTGTTCTCTTTAAAACCTCATTAGCCTGGGAATTACATGGCGTTTTGCCCACTTGATTACCTTGTGCGTTCTGTTTCCCTTCCCCCTCACTTCCTCTATAAAGAAAATTAGATCTTATGACCGTCTCAAATAAACCAGAAGAAATAGTGTGCTTAACGTCAATCACCAGATGATATCCTCCAAAACCAAAAGTCCAAGCAAAAGTCCCGTCTTCATCAGGCATTCCCATATTCCCAGGCCCTAAGCCGGTTGGGTCAATATAAATTAAAGTACCAGGAACGATTCTCGCATTCCCATACATAGTCACGGTAACACTGTAGGGCTCTCTTAATTGCACAAGATCGTCAAAACCACCACTAAAATATCTCGCTTCTCTAATCCCTACCGAATCTGCCTTATTAAACTTAATTGACTTCACAACGCCTTTGTTTCTTCCTATCTCAAAATGCGGAATTCCATTTTGAAAATCATCACAAGCGTCACCTTTGCCTTTGTCGGGCACAGCATCAGCCCCATATATGATAATATAATGGTATACCTCGGTTGGTCTTTTGGCCTCATGTGCCGATACCGTTAAAACCGGCTGCATCCCCCCGAATGATTCAGTGTCTAATCTGCCAATACTAATGGGGATAGCTGGTGAACTATCCCATTTTTTACTCAATATATACTCAAGTGGTTCAGATGATCCGTGAGATGCCGCTATCAACTGCCTATACCTTAATTTTTGCCTCATAACATTAGAACCAAAAAATTCCTTGCTATTGAGAACATTAACCACCAGATTTTGCATAAGATCTCTAATAAAATCCATTAACTTCCATGTGACTTTTTGTTGTTTTAAGACTCTTGCCATAAACCACTCCATGAAATAATTAACAGAAATAGGTATATCAACTATATTTGCATACATCTTGTCTCCTGTTTGAGGATGTTCTATTTCCAGGGGGCCGGTCACTATCCTTGTTCGTTTAAATTCATTAAATAACGCCTCCTGATCTGGGTCAGATTGGTCGAGATGTTGAATTACATTTTCTAAACAAACATCAATTAAATCTCCGAGATAGAAAAAATTAATAATTAAAATATCTGACCCAGGAGGGGTTATTGGCATCGCGGTGAACACGTCTTTATAAGTATTGCTTTCCTCTCCAACATCAGCCGCCTGTACCGCACCCGTTACAGCATCTGTTAAGCCTAAAACAGTTCCGCTTGTTTCAATTGTCATCGCACTAATAGATCTGGCCGTGCCATCAAAAGGATCTGCTAAAAACTGTCTAATGTCGCCTTTATTTGGTGCGATCTGATATACTCTTTGTGATTCGACAAGACTTGCTATTAGTGATCTATATGCAATCATTTTTTCTTTATTCATGACTTTTGCAAAGCCTTGTCTCACTGTATTTAAAAGTTCCTTCTCACACCCCCCATCTTTAATTGCCGTAAATGCTAATTTTTCTATTTCCTTCCTTTCCTTTTGGCTTTCTATAAGGTCTTGACTCATTAATATATTTGCGTTTGGGTTTTGGAAAGCCGCTTCAAGATATCCTCTATAGGAAATGGTAAAATCAATAGTTGCATCGTCATTAACATTAAAAGAATGATCAACGATAGTTAAAAACATTGAAACTGCCGTATTATTGACCGCTTTTACTTGTTTTTCATCAAAATATCCCTCTGTTCCATCTTGAATCCCCCATCCAAGCACAACCTTCAACTTGTAATGTACTGTATCGGGCGCTTTATCAGGATATTCTGTTGTTCTCATGGCGAGATCAACATATCTAAATGAATGCCTCTGGTCGCCATCCGCCCAGGTTTGAATATGAAAATCTCTATCTCTTACCAACTCATTAAAATCTTGGGCTTTAATTTTTAATGTTGCAGTTATATCCCTACTAGCAGAAAATGGATTTGAACCTTGATAATTCCAATTAAAACTCTCGATTGCCACGCCCCCACCTTTGGCAGATTGTGCATGAAATATATCATCCACCATCTCCGTTGTCATATGGGTATAAAATGGCACTGGGAAGTCCACTGGTTCATTTAATTTATGTTCTTTATGATTAGGTCTTGTTCCTTTAATATATTCAAATAAAACCTTATATATTTTTATCTTGGGAACCAAATAAGACAATTGTGCGGGCGTTAAATCATAAAATTGTTGTGTGCTGGGGTGCCAAGTTAATTTATTAACAAGTTTATTTGACGTTCCATGAATTGGCATTATCCATGGCCCACCAAAACCCTCTCTTTTTGGATAGGTTGGTAGAGCGAGTTTTGCTTGCTTATTTGCCGGTCCTACTGCGCTGATTTTAGGTATTCCTGTATAATTATACCACCAGTTCGCTCTGGCCTCTACAAGTTGCTGAATTCTCCCAAGCAAAAATGCTTGTTCAATAAGTTTTTCTCGATCATTAAAAGAAAGATTTTCTAAATTGTTAAGAAACTCTTCAGTCTGAGTCGCAGACTCAGCGGCGGTCTGTCCACCGGCCTCTCCGGCTTTTATTTCAGCGTCCGACTTTTTATAATCTTCTTCTATCGCTTTTGCTTCTTCCTCGGAATCAGCCTCTCTCATGGTTTCGAGCGTCTGTATCTCACGTTTCAGCGCTAAAATTTCTTTCGAAAGACTTTCTATGCTGTCTCGCACAGAAGTCAACATAGTCCCCAGTTCTGCCCCGGTATATGTACCGTCTGGAGCGCTGTCCTCCCAACACCTTGGAAAATCTACTTCATATGATTTCCCCGATGTTCCTATCTCAGATGGTGTTTGAAGCGGGCTTGTTGCGCCAAGAATTGCCTCTTCGGTTTCTTGAAGACAACTTCTGTTTATTTTAAGCGCAGAACTCTCTGTTTTTGCCTCACCCACTTGGGCTTCTTGTTCTTCAGTGAGTGCCATTATTCTCTCCTAAGATAAGACATAACCCTTGAAACAGGATGAGGAATATAAACCACATCTCCGAGTTTATAATGCGCTTCCGTGGGGCGGGTATTGTACCAAGCAATTACCCACCACAATTCAACATTCCCATAATGTTTATGTGCTAATTTCATTAAAGTATCACCAGTTTTCCAAATATGCTTAGTTCTTGTTAAGGTTCTTCTTTGTGCTGGCGTAATCTGCCTCATTATTGGAGTTCTTTCGTGAATAATCTTTTTGAGATCACGACGATCCAATAATGATTCGTAAAACTCATCATCTGTTACAATTTCAGAATATCTATTTTTTCTTGACATCTTTAATACTTCCATCCCTCATAATCATAACCNNNCTCTCTATCGATCATAATTTGCTCCATGGCTTCCTCATGTGTAGATTCACCTCCGGCTTCAGACGTATATAAATCGTATGCATACGTCTCCACCTCGCTCAAAACCACATCTGGAGTTTCGTCAGTTTCAACTGCGGGCGCTGCTACAACGTCCTCCTCAATGGGGGTCACCCCAAAATCGCATTGTCCACCAGTCTCCATTTCTTTAGAATTCCCCGTTCCAAAAGGAAAACCGTGAGGACCCATCCAGCATTTGTTTTGATCCCAACCAAGGGGGCTTTGATGCATAACAGTTAATTGTGAACTTATTTTCAGTTCCTTTGGTATAAGCATTCCTTTAATGGTGGATTTGCGATTTTTTATTTTTGTGCTTAGAGGTGCCTTCGATGTGTCCATCCCATCCCAAAACCCAGTTTTACTATTTGTTTCTATTTTTAAACCATTCATGGCCACAACAAGCCCACCCTGGCCAGGATCATGAACATCTCCTGAAAGCCCTTGTGACAAATCCATAATCATATTAGCAAATCTTATTTTAACAAGCGGCGCTTTAGATAAAACAGCGGTAGATCTTGCAACGTCCTTGTTGATAAGGCAATTGTCGGTTTGATATGAAGGGTAAAGAAATTTTGTTAATAAATTTACTTTCTCCATGTTTTCCACGCCGTCATTGATATCATTTGCTGGAATGACAAGGCCCATGGAAATTGATCTTTCTGTGCCTTTAAATGTCATGATAGGGTCATTTCTTCCATATACGCTCATTTTATTCCATTGTGAATCAAATGATTCATTCCACTCAGTTATGAATGCTTTAAACCTAACGTAATTTCTGGTTGGAATATGAAAAAATTCAACAAACAAATGTCTTTGGTTATAATATTCATTATCGCCTGTAACGGGCTGGCCAAACTCCAAATCTGCGCTCGGATTAATGCTTAACGGCATCCTTAAAGCCTCCTTCTATTTAAGATTAAATTCTTGCTGAACTGCCTCAACTGCTTTTGCTATAATTTTTCCTTCTACCTCTTCGCCAAACACTTTCACTACAAGATTTATAGTTGGGCTTGTTGTTACTGTAAGAGTGCCTCCGGCTCCAGCGCCCAAAGTTGGCGCTTCAACTGCTGTAGGGGCAGGGCCTAAAACCTTATTAACCCCCCTTGCAAGTATTCCCAAGGGGGTCATGCTCATAAGACTTCCGATTACTTCTCCAATTTTTGTTATTAATGGAAGAATTTCCCGAATAACTTCTGCAAACTTAAGCCACACCGATATGTTTATTGCAGAGATTGCCATCGCAGCCCTTCCCGCCGCTTTTGTAATTTTTAGAATTCTATCCGCTGTTTCAAGTAGGCTTTCAAAGAAGGTTGGTGAACTTTTCTTTTCCAAGAGCCAGTGTCTAGCATCTTGAATCCCTGCCGCAAGAACCGAAAACGGGCCATCTGTGGGAATCATACCAAGGATTTTATCAAGACCCCACACGGCCATGTCGATGAACCAACCAAGCACGCCGCCGGCTTTTGCAAGTTCTTTTCCGAATTTCCCTCCAATCTCAAACCCCGCAGCTCCCCAATCCTCCATCTTATCTCCAGCGATAGTCAGCCATTCCGTTAATTTTCCCATTATCAGCGCTAAACCTGAAAAGAAAGCCGCTGCTCTTGGTGCGCCGCCGCCAATAAGATTATTAACGCCCGTCTTAAGACTTCCAAACCCAAATGCTGCTTTCAAGGCAACGCCAACAAATTCGATAATCATAAAAGTAATTCTAGATAATTGTTCAACAAAATCACCAAATTGTGCGCCGTCTACAAAATCCATAAATCCATCTATGAACACATTAAGTCCATCCGCGAGTTTTAAGAATAAAGGAGTCATTCTTGTAACAATGGCTTGTAATTTTTCTTTTATAGTTAATAAGGCTTGGCCTCTTTTTTCTGTTGCTTCCATCGTGGCAGCATTTCTAGCGTTTGCCATTGATAGTCCGCCCACAGAACCTGAGAGCGCTTTGGACATCTCTTCTACGTCTTTAAATCCAGCCGCATTTGCAACAGCAATCTTTTCCCAATATGACATAGATTCAAATGCCATTCCAGAACCATGAATTGCATCAGTAATCATGGAGAATCGTTCTTCTGGGGATTCTGCTTCCATTAATTCTAAAGCATTGACAAAATCGCCACCCAACATTGCATTAAGTTTTCCAACTTGCTGTGAAGCTCCCTCAAAGGTATCAAATTTGTTGGTAATACTAAGAATGTCCTCCATTGCCATACCAGTATCTTTAACGGTCTTCATGAGGTCTTTAAACGCACTCTCAGCGTTAATTGTAAACTTCGCCATGGTTGGGCCAGCCCTGGAAAACGCCTCTGAAATCTCCCCTGGGGCCATTCTTATATCTTTGGCAAAAGCAGCCAACCTTAATTGTTGCGCTTTAATCTGCGTTGTTGACATTCTCAATGTTTTAACACCAAATTCAACGTTCTTAGCAAAAGATTCTTGATTTACGCCATTTAGAGCCAAAGCATTCGCTGTTTCAATTAATGCTTGCTGTTGCCCCTTTGTCACTTCAGTGAACTGAGTAAAATTTCCAAGTAAAGCATTTGTTGACTCAAAGGCCTTTTCGGCAGTGACGCCATAAATTCTTTGTGCAGTATATGCCTCAACCACCGCATCTCTCATTTCAAAAGAAGCGCCAGTATTTTTCACCATCTCCTTGGTCATGCCATCGATCTGTTTTGTTAATTCCCAACCTGCCTTTCCAAGATTATAAAGTTCTTGTCCGATTCTCATTAATATAATCGGGGCCATTTGAGTTATATTGCTTGTTATGGTTGCCATGGTATTCTTCCAGTCCACCCTAAAAGCATTTATCAGACTGGCAAACTTCATAAATTGCCCACTGGCAACCGATGTGCCGTCTGAGGCTTGTCCAATCGCGGAGGTGATATCATGTAATCCCGTAAGATAAGAAGAGTTTGCTTCATTTACTGTTCTTCCCACTTCTGATTGAATTCGCTCTCTATGATATTCTTGTTGAAGCAGTAAATCTTTTTTAGCGATCTCTTTTTCAAGATTCGCTAAGGCTTCTGCGTTATGTGCGGAAAACTTATCCATCAGGCCCAATTGCTCGCGCAGGGCCTCAAGTTCACGCTCTCGTAAAGCCACACGCGCTTCGGTGTACTCGGTTTGGGCGATGGTGGACTTCTCTAAGATCTTAGAAGCCTCTATTTCCTTCTTAAGCCTCTTAACTTCCGCTTCAAGTTCGCCCTTGGTCATGTCTTCTAGTGGTTTTGCGGCCATTTTTTACAACCCCCTATTTAAAAGGCCACTCAATGCCTGTCTCTCGCTTAAACTGCTTTGCTGCTTTGGCCGCTTCCGCTCTGCTTCTAAAGGTGCGAGGATTGTCGAGTCCCAATCGGCGTGCAGCCTGAACATATCTCTTCTCAGCTCCCAACGCCCTTGCGAAGGAGTCAATTTGCGATTGGTTACCCCTGACTGTCACAGGTATAGAATTTGTTCCGAACATTCTACTAAGAATGAACTCTACATTTTTTCCAAAAGTAGCTAAACCACTTGTAAATTCTTCCAATTTATTATCAGTTAATTTGCTAAAATCAATGACAATTTCTTGAATATTATCTTCATTAAGATGATCCATGATTAACACCTCCGCTTGTAAATAGTCATCAAAACAAAAAGGGTCGCGTGAGCAACCCTATAAAGTATGTCGAGTGGCGTTTGAACTGGTCGAATCGTCAATCGCCGCTTTCTCCATTTCTAATTGTTTTAATAATCTTTTAACGAACCATCTTCTAAGTTTTATAGGAAGATTATATGCCTCAGAAAATGACCATCCCCCATGGTATTTTAAAAAGAAAAATTCTTCATACATACTCTCGTTATATTCATCGGTCAGGCCAAAAGAACCCCGCATCAAGCGGGACCTCCATGTCTTGATTATAACCACATTCGGAACACTCAAATTCGTGGGTCATTTCTACATCAGGCGCTAAAAGTTTATAAGCAGATCTAATATATGCCGAATCTAATGAAGGCATGCCTTCCACAAATTGGCCAACAACATTCGCATCGCTATACCACTCTCCATCGCTCTTATTTTCAACAGAGTGGAGCATTATTTTTAATAACCCAGTTTGTAGTTTTGTACCGCCTTTGCCTCTAAGAGCTCTTTGAAGCGGGCGACTAAATTTAGCCATTTCTTCAGCAGTAATCAATTTAATTCTGACATTAAATTCGCTTCTAGGAAGGGCCACCTGGAAAACCCGCCCGCCGATGTGCGTCATTTCTTCTTCTATAAATTCGCTCTCTTTGTGTTCCAACTGATTTAAATTAAAATTAAAATCGCCCACAGTTTCACAATCAGGACATTTAACTTGGGCTTTGTAATCAGCGCCATAACCGGCAATTCTAGCCCCAATAACAATGGCGTTTTTATCCCCAACCAACAACGTTTTCGGGTTAATTGCTTTATCGACGATAAGATTACTGACTAATTTATCAATAGCAACACCATTCTTCTGCAAATTGGCGTCAGCAAGAATGTCCTCTTCCCTTGCGGTCATTTCTCTAATTTCAATTGTACTCTGATCACGAAGAGGGTGACCTTCATTATAAAACTTACCACCAGAGGGCAAATCCACGAATACAGAGGGGGTTACAAAACTAAAATCAAAACCTTGACTAGTAACTGCAGGGCTGTTATCGCTTGGAGCCACCCCACCCAGACGCTCTCTATTATTTCTTCTACTCAATTAACACCTCTAAATTATTAACTTTATGCTTCGCCAAAATTTGTCTGTGATGGCTTACCGTTCTTAGTCAATGACTTACAGACAGCCCAATCGTACTTCATTTTAACTTCAACAGTTGACAGCCCGTCTGAGTCATAAGACATCTCGCTAAAAGTCACTCCAGTAATAATGGCGTTTTTCAATGTCCATTCTTCTAAAACAACTGGGTCGTCCTCAGCATCACCGAAGTTTTTATCTCCAACACCTTGAACGCCGCCGGCATCTAGAACTCTAATAATAACGTTATTTGTTTTACTGACCATTTGAGCTTTACCAACGGTGGTTGTATCCGTATTATCGGTTGGAGGGCCGTAACCAGATTCTACCATTAATTGATTAATCATCGCTGCGGCATCATTATCCCCAGCAGGATCAACCATTGTCATAGTAATTTCCTGCCAAGAAACATGGCCAGGGAACTGGAAAGAGTGATTTAAATATTTATGTTCGGTCGCTTCGATTGTATACGAGGGACGCGAAACTTTTTTCGCATACCAAATATGCCCCGCGCCACCAAAACTAACCGTAAATCTATAATCTCTTTTAGGATTTTCTGTTGCGTTTGACCAAAAAGCCATAGTTTTGCTCTCCTGTTAATTTATATAGTTATCTGAATAACTTTTAGTCATCAAATGATGCACCTTGGTTTGTAATGTTAAAATCTATAAAGATGTACTCAATCGCTTTGGCTGGCTTAATTGCAATCTTAGCATAAACTGCATTTTGATCCATTAAGTCTGGCGTGGTGGTGGTCTCATCTAAAGTTAGTTTATATTCACGAATACCAAAGCGAGATTTAGCGTCCGCTAGAATGGGAGTAGAGGCAGCGACGAAACGATCCCAAGTGGCCTGAACATTTTGCTCAAAGAGAATAGACGCTGCAACTCTAGAAATTGCCTTCTTAAGATATATCATCAACCTACGAACATTAACTCTATCCAATGCAGATGGTCGCTGTTGGAGGGTTTTTTGACCGAAAACAACGATTCCCTCTCTTGGAAATTTTGCGATTGGATTAATGTTAACTTCATAGAGATCATCTCGCTGCCTCTTGGTTAATCTCTCGGTCACGTTAAGAACAGGAAAACCCCCAACATTACTTTCGCTTAATCCGCCCCTGTTAAACCCTGCTGGGGCAAACCAAGGAGCTCCCGAAACCCTCTCAGAACTAGCAATAGCGCCCATCATAACTACTGAAGGTGGCACCCACAAAAGGGAATTGCTGATATTATCCATAATTTGAACCCATGGATAGTAAGCAGCGCCATATGAAGTATCAGGTTTTCTGCTTTTCATGTTTGAGACCACAGTAGAGGCCGCGCCAATATTTGCTGTTTTAGCGCTTGTATTCTCTGTTTGAGGAACAAACCCACCCTTCGGATCAATAATGGCAAGAGCGTCCCCCCGATCTTCACAAACATTCATCAACCTGGAGGTCAGGGTTTCGTCCGTAATTCCGGGAACAGAAACGAGATTAAATTCTACCACCTCTGGATCTGCAACTGTTTCAATTGCTCGTTGAATTGTGGCATAAGCGTAGTGAGACTTCTCAGAAGCATCAGCCAGAACAGTATTTCTAAACGGCTCTTTCTCTGTAATGTCTACTCCGTCAAAACCACCATGCATAGGTGCTGTAAACTTATCATAACCTCTGGTTAAAACCTCTCCATATGAAGCAGAAGTCAAAGAACCGCCAGCAACGCGAGAACCAGATACCCACAAGACTTCTTTTTCTGCTGATTCTTTAAGATCATCCAAAGAGAACAACACAGAATATTCTGTTTTCGGAGTAGACGCAGGAGTAAAAGGACTTACCGCTCTAGTAAATGGCTTAATGATATCGTAATAACTTCTATCAAAGTTTGCATTTGCGCCAGGATTGGCTCCAAGAGTAGTTTGTAGGCCAAAATAAGAATTAGTAGGTTTACCGGTCATCCCAGCAGAGGCAGAAAGCC